CCAATTCGTCATATAAACAAAATACACAAAAAATTAGAAAGCGGTTCTGGCATTACTACTATGGCATCGTTCACTGAAGTTCCGTATAATTTTACTTTTGGTTTATACGCATATTCAAGAAATATAGAAGAAAATTTACAAATATTAGAGCAAATACTTCCTTATTTTAGCCCAGAGTTTGTTATATCATTAAACATGACAGATTTACACCAAAAAATAGACGTTCCTATTACGTTAATGCAAACTAATTTGGTTCAAGAATACGAAGGTGACTTTAATACTCGCAGATCCATAATTAGTTCTTATATCTTTAATGCCAAGTCGTATGTCTACGGTAGAATAAGCACTGAATACAGAGTAACTAATTACGAAAGTATTGGACAAATTTTATTAGAGGGAATAACGTTTGGCATAACAGGATAATTTTATGAGTGAAGATATTATTTCTAAATCATTGGGAATTGATTTTATTGTTAATCCTATAGAATCCGCACAAAAACCGGAAGAATCAGTACCTAAAGAACAAAAAAATTTAGATACAGATTTTGAATACGCTAAAGATAACATTAAACTACTTATAGCAAACGGCACCGACGCTATAGAAGAAATATTAAAAGTAGCTAAAGCTGGAGATTCACCACGGGCATATGAAGTAGTATCACAGCTTTTAAAAACTGTGGCAGATATGAATAAAGATCTTTTAGATCTTCACCAGAAAGCAAAAGCTGTTAAAAAAGAAACAGTGAACGTAAAAAATACAACCAACAATTCTATATACGTTGGTTCTACAAGTGAATTGCAAGATTTGATTAACAAAGACCGTAGTCGTAAAAAGGCTTTGGATAGTCAAACATTTTTAGATAATAACAATGGGCTATAAAAAGAAAACCGGATATCTTGGTAATCCTAACTTAAAAGAAGTTGGGATGCAAATTGAATTTACAAAAGAACAAGTAGAAGAGTACATCAAGTGTTCTCAGGATCCTGTTTATTTTATTAAAAAGTACATAAAAATTGTAACACTGGATAAGGGTTTAGAACCTTTTGAATTATACGATTACCAAGAAAAAATAGTAGATACGATTCAAAATAATCGTTACGTTATTGCAAAATTACCACGCCAAACAGGAAAAACTACAACTACTGTGGCATGGATGGTTCATTACCTAATTTTCAACCAAAACGTAAATATAGCTATTCTTGCCAACAAGTTAAAAACTGCCACAGAGATTATGAAACGTTTAAAAGAAGCGTACGAATATCTCCCCAAATGGCTACAACATGGCGTTATAGAATGGAATAAAACTTCTATATCTCTTGAAAACGGATCTCGTGTAATGGCGTCTGCTACTTCAGCTTCTGCTGTTCGTGGTGGCTCTTATAACGTTATATTCCTGGACGAGTTTGCTCACGTTCCACCTAATGTGGCTGACGAGTTCTTTAGCTCCGTGTATCCTACTATTACGTCTGGTCAAACTACCAAAGTCATAATAGTGTCTACACCAAACGGTCTTAACATGTTTTACAGCTTGTGGCAAGGAGCGAATAAAACAGCCGGTCAAGAAGGCAGAAACGAATATATTCCTATAGAAGTGCATTGGAGTCAAGTTCCTCTGTATCCGGGTGGTCCCATGCGAGACCAAAAATGGAAAGAACGAACCATAAAACAACTAGGCGGTGGTTCTGGCGGCGAACAAAAATTTCAAAGCGAATACGATTGTGATTTTATTGGATCTTCAAACACACTGATATCCAGTGCCAAACTGCATATACTTTCTGCAAAAAGGCCTATAGGTGTAACTAAAGAAGGCTTATGGATTTATGAAGAACCCAAAGATAATAGAATATACGTCATGACCGTTGACACATCCAGAGGCCAAGGAAAAGACTACAGTGCTATTCTTGTTTTTGATATAACTGAGGCTCCGTATAGAATAGTCGCAAAATACAGAAACAACATTGTTTCACCTATGTTATTGCCTACTGTCATAGCAGCCATGGGTAAAAAATACAAAGACGCATACGCTTTAGTGGAAGTTAATGATATCGGGGGACAAGTTGCTGATATTCTACATTACGATTTAGAATACGATAATATCCTGATGAGCATGAGTAAAGGCCGGTCAGGAATGGTTCTAAACGGTGGTTTTGGAAAAGGAGAAGCACTTTTTGGTGTTCGGACTACCGCAACGGTTAAAAAATTAGGTTGTTCCATACTTAAAAGTCTGATAGAACAAGATAAGCTTTTAATTGAAGATGAGGACACGATAAAAGAACTTTTGTCGTTTGTTGCAAAATACAATACATTTGCCGCAGATGATGGGCATACAGACGATCTGGTTATGTGTTTGGTGTTATTCTCGTGGTTAACAAAACAGTCATATTTTAAAGAATTAACAAATATAGACATCAGAAAAGAACTTTTTGATGGAGAAATCAAGAAAATAGAAGAAGACGACTGGTTCAGTTTTGGCTTTATTTCCTCTGGAGATCCAGAAGATGACACAAATCTATAAAAATATAAATATATTTTATAGTAAGGGGAAAATATGGCCTATAATTTCAAAGCTGGAACACTGTCAACCAATGGACTAATACCAACTTTGGGCGTTACTGCTGAAATCCAGCAGGGCGTAATGACAGTTACTAGTAAAACTGATTGGATTTCTAGATTAAATAATAAAAATTATACGTCCGGACCAACTGGTTCTTGGAGAGGCGAATGGTTATCGGTATACCAGTTTTTAGACTACGGTTACGGTACCTGTTATGTCGGTGGTACTGGATCTACAGGTTCGTATATGTCGTTTAGTCTAACGTCTACTCCATTACACAATTCTTCATTATTATCCGATCTGGATGTGGTTTTTGACTGCGGTAACACCTACTCTGCTGGTGCAGCCGCAAATATTGCTAATTCTAGACAAGACTGTGTTGCACTAATAGGAAACAGAGCAAATCTAACAGATATAGACGCACTATACGACTCAGAAGAAACAGATTTTGGAATAACCTTGGCTAATACTGAATACGTTTCATTTATAGGTGGTAGAAAACAACTTGATATCAAATCAATATATGCAACATGGCCAAGCACCTACTCTACAACTAATTTCAGTGCTGACGTTGCGGGTCTTATGGCGTATAACGCAAACGTATCGTCTAACGACTATTTCCCAATAGTTGCAGGGGTCGGGCCCACAAAAGCAATAAAAAACGTGTTAACACTAACACAAACATTTAGTGATCTGGAAGCAACTTATTTAAAACAAAATAATATTAATCCTGTTAGACAATACGCAGGATTTGGCGTGTATCTTCTGGGAAATAAAACGTATAAAAACAACTCAAATAGTATTTTAGACAAACTTAATTCTGTAGTAATTTTAAATTACATTAAAAGAAATTTAAAAACAATACTAAGAGAATATCTGTTTAAGAGTAATAACGAAGGTCTAAGAGAGTCTGTAAAAAATTCAATAACGTCTTTCTTGAAAGATCTGTACGTTTTTTCTACGGTTGCTGGTGGTTCTTTTACTGTAATTTGTGATAGCACTAATAATACAACACAAACAATATCTCAGGGAAAATTAGTAGTAAATATAAATCTAACATTACCTGCTTATACTGAAAGTATAATACTTAATGTGATTAATGATCCTGATGGAGAAACCGTGTTCACAGTTACATTAATTTAATAAAAAATCATGGCCAATCAATCAATAAACGATTTTATAAACGGGTTTAAAGGTGGAACACGTCTTAACAGATTTGCTGTTGAGGGTAGCATTCAACCAGGAATACCAGGAAATGCTAATAAAGTAACAGCATTTCATATAAGGAGTGCTGCTCTTCCTGAAGCAACTGTTGGCCCTATTGCTATAAATCACAGAGGAAGAACAGTAACATATCCCGGCGACAGAATTTATCAGCCATGGCAAATTACTGTATTGGACGATCACGCGGGCGGAAATAACGATCCAGAAAATCTTTTTAAGATGTTTCACGACTGGCACGACCGAATAAACTCACACACAGGAAATAAAACTACATTTACTCAAGACACAGGCCAAAATCCAAACAGTTTATTTAGTTCTTCTTGGATAATAAGGCAATATGAAGTAAATTGTGATACTCCGCTTCCGGGAAGAACTTTTACTCTGTTTAATATATGGCCAATAGCAGTTGGACCACTAGTATTGGATATGAGTCAAGACAATGTTTTAGGGTCTTTTGCTGTTACTCTTATGTACAGCCATTATACATACGATGGCGCACCACACTCATCATCTACGGGAGTGTAAAGGATTACAATATTATGGAATTTGAATTATTTGGATATTCTATAGGAAAAAAGAAAAAAGAAGAAACTAGACCTGTTGGTGAAGTTTTAACTCCTGATTCGTATGATGGCTCGTACATACTAGAAACCGGTGGAGTTTTTGGTACATTTGTTGATTTTTCTGGTGCTATCCGTGATGAAAATCAAATGCTTGCGCAGTATCGTGCAATGTCTTTGTATCCGGAAGTAGATGCCGCAATTGAAGATATTGTTACTGAAGCTATTGTTTTAGACCAAGACAGAAAACCAATTAAACTTAATTTAGATAGAGTTAATCTGTCAGAATCAATTAAAACTAAAATATACACAGAATTTAATTACATTTTAAGACTGATGGATTTTTCTAATCGAGGTCCAGATATTTTTAGAAGATGGTATATCGATTCAAAACTTTTTTACTATAAAAGAATAGATAAAACTGATATTAAAAAAGGAATAGTAGAACTAGTTCCTATTGATCCAGTAAAAATTAAAAAAATAAAAAAGATAGAAAAAGATAAAGCTGTATGGGGCGGATCTGCTCCTTTTGCTCCTATTAAAAACATAGAAGAGTACTACTTATATGCAGATACCGATAAAGATTCTGCGTACCCCACAAGCAGTTCTGGTTGGAAAGTAGCACCAGACGCAATTGCGTACACACATTCCGGAATTGTGGATGCCACTACAAAACGAGTTGTTGGTTATCTGCAAAAAGCAGTAAGGCCTCTGAATTTGTTACGACAAATAGAAGACGCAGTTGCAATTTACAGAATTTCTCGTGCACCTGAACGTCGTATCTTTTACGTAGACGTTGGTAATTTACCCAAACAAAAAGCAGAACAGTATCTACGTGAAATTATGAATCGATATCGTAATAAAATTACTTACGATCCCGCTACTGGAAATATACGCGATGGTCGTAATCATATGCACATGCTTGAAGATTATTGGATGCCTCGCCGTGAAGGCGGAAGAGGAACCGAGATTACCACTTTAGACGGCGGTCAAAATCTAGGGCAAATGGAAGATGTTCTGTATCTACAACAAAAGCTGTATAGAGCATTGGGTGTTCCGTTGTCTCGTATGATGCCAGATACTGGATTTAATATGGGACGTTCTGCAGAAATAACCAGAGACGAAGTTAAATTTACTAAATTTATTGACAATCTAAGACAAAGATTTAGCACAATATTTTACGATATCTTAAAAACTCAAGTTCTTCTTAAAGGTCTGATGTCACTAGAAGATTGGAATAGAATAAGTCAAGATATTGCTTTTACTTTCAATCAAGACTCGTATTTCACAGAACTCAAACGAAACGACATTCTTAGAGAGCGTTTAGACATAATTGCAGCCGTTACTCCGTTTATTGGAAAGTTTTTCTCTGAAGAATACGTGCGTAAACACTTCTTAATGCAGCCAGAAGAAGAAATTTTGGAAATTAATGCTCAAATAAATAGAGAGCAGCAACAGCAAATAGAAGCACAGGAAATGCAGGCGTATCAGCAAATGATGAGCGGCGAAACTCCTGAAGAAACAGAACAGCCTGAAGAACAACAAGGACAAGGATAATGGACACCAAAAAACGATTAATTGAATTTGTTCTTCATGGCCATCCCGATAAATTTAAAAAAGTATTAAAAGAAGAAATAACCAACAGAGCTACAGATTTGATTTTTAATCTGTCGTTAACAGAACGAAATAATCTGTTAAATTCTATACAAACTGCTAGTATTCCATCGGAAGAAAAGCAACAAATAACAGAAAATACCGATATTTTTTATCCGGAAAAATCATATCGTTTAAAAGACGGAAATATTGGAATATTAGATAAAGAAGAACAGGATAATATTAGTAAACTTTATGAAAATCTAAATAATGGAAACAAACAAAGATTACTAAAATTATTGTCAGAATCACAAGAATCATTTAACAGAATAGTAAAACTGGCAAAATTAGAAAACAAAAGGATGAACCATGACCAATAAACAAATAAATTCATTCATTAAAATGGTAGCTGAAGAAAATCTAGTACAAGCTCAAACCATTTTAAAGGAACAATTAAATCAAAAATTAACTCAAATACTCAATGAAAAATTTGAAAACTACGCTCCCACTCTTTTTGAAAAATTAGATGCTGTTGGTAAAGAAGACGAAGACATTGATAATGACGGTGATTCGGACAACACTGATAGCTATCTTAAAAACCGTAGAGAAGTAATTGGTAAAGCTATTTCAGGAGAAGAGGATGAAGCCGAGGGCGAGGAACAATCTGAGGAAGAAGAAGAAGGTGAGTCCGAAGACGAAGACGCAGAGGAAGCAGATGAGGAATCTGAAGAAGATGAGGAAGAGGAAGAGGGATGAAGCTAATAACAGAAACAGTAGAAGAAGTGAAGTTTCTGACGGAAGCTGATGAAGCAACCGGTGAAAAGACCTACTTTATCGAAGGTCCTTTCATGCAAGCTGATACTCTAAATCGAAACAAAAGAGTGTATCCTAAAAACATTCTTTTAAACGAGGTAGCTCGTTACAGCAAAGATTATGTACAAAATAATCGTGCCTTTGGTGAGCTAAACCATCCAGCAAGTCCAACCGTTAATCTTGATCGTGTGTCTCACATCATTAAAGAATTTAATTCTAATGGAAATGATGTTTGGGGCAAAGCCAAGATAATGAAAACTCCCATGGGAAATATCGTTAAAAATTTAATTGACGAGGGAGCAAAACTAGGAGTTTCCAGCCGAGGTATGGGTTCTCTTAAACAACGAAACGGATACAACGAAGTTCAACCAGACTTTATGCTTTCTGCCGTAGATATTGTTGCAGATCCGTCTGCACCGGGAGCATTTGTAAACGGTATTATGGAAGGTAAAGAGTGGATTTGGAACAACGGAATTTTGGAAGAGCGCACAATAGAAGAATATAAAAAAGAAATTAAGAAAGCATCTTCTAGAAAACTAGAAGAAAAAGCAATTAAACTGTTTGAAGATTTCTTAAAAAGGCTATAAAGATGAAAGTAGATCTGCGATTTTTATTAGAGGCAAATAAACCAGACTGGATCCCACAAGAAACTTGGGACAGTATGAGTCAGTCAGACAAAGATAAGATGTCTAAAACTGAAGCCACAATAGAAACT